ATTTGTGAAGCTGCATCAACAATCATGTTAACGCCTCTGTTTACTACTTCTAATCTATCATACGCTCTTTGGTAAGTAATTACAGGAGCTAACGACCCCTGACTTCCTTGAGCTGCCGCTATCTGCGGTTGTGATGGATTCAGTTTCTGAACCCATTTTTTAAATAATCCCATATTCTTTTACTCTTCTTTTTTCTACCCAGCGTTGTTGCTTGGGGCCAGTGACTAAAGCAGGTTTCTTGCCATATATAGAATGCAGTTTTAAATGATGTTTGTGACAGAGAGTAACTGTGTCATCATAAATTTCTTTATGGTGTGCCTCAATAAACTCATCCCTCATATCCATCATATCTTCCGCAGTCGATATAACTAGTTTCTTCTCTTTAATCCACTTATTAAGAAGTTCCGTCACACTTAAAAAGTGATGAAAGTCCAAAGACTCGTTTCCACCACAGATGTAACATTCCTCGTCCTTTACATAAGCTGACTTTGCTCGGTCTCTTATGTATTTAATCTTATCGCGTTTAAGTTCACTCATAGGTTGATTTCTTAAAATTTCTCTATATATGGGCAATTATATCAAATTCCAGCAGAAAAGTCAAGAGCTATTTTTGATCTGGTGACAGCTAGAATGTTATGTCCGAGGCCACGAACGTGTACAAGGCATAACGCAGGGCATCAGACATATGCGATGCCATATTATGGACAGGCTTTTCTGTTAGTAAGTTTTCGTTAGGGTTCCACTGGTACTGGTCTAATGCCATTAGAGTATGGTCGCACTTTTGATCCACGATCAATTTGTCATTATCCACAATCGTGGCTACAGCCGCAATACCATCCAGCACACTCTTAGTTGCATTGATAGTCGAAATATCGTAATTCTGGGCTAAATCGAAACGCATTTGTTGAGCTGCGGAGTCGATGTAGATTGCGTCTATATCCCACTTATTAATCAATCCTTGAATAACTTCTGCATGTTGCTCGGTGGTCTTCTCAGCCTCCATGTACTCATCTAAAATATAATATGTTTCTGCGTCCCAGTCATACCCAATAACGCAGAATGCAGTAGGATCACGATAACCTACGTCGAGCCCTGCGAACACATCCATCTTGGAAGTATCTAGTTCCTCCAAGTTTGCCACACATTCCTCGTAATTGAAATCCCAAACTTGTCCTTGGAAAGTATTGAAAGAGGCTAAGTACTCTTGCTCGAACTCAGCCTTTGACATACCTTTCTTAGCTTCATCGATATCTTTCTGCGAAATTCTAGGGTTTTCGTGGTATGTCGCTCTAAGAGACACCCAGTTGTCATACTCGTCATTAAATCCACGTTGATAAAATTCTGAGAACCAGTTATTTCTACCACGAGGGGTTGAGATAAAGATACACTTACTATTAGGTTTATCTAGTGTAGGCCTTAGGGCTACGTTAAACGCATCCATGCCTCCATCTCCTAGAGCCGCTTCATCAAATATAATAAGATCATAAGACCTACCAACGGTGCTATCCACCTGATTGACTGATCCCATACGAATAGTGCTTCCATTGGTTAACTCGATTATTTTGTCTTTGGCATTGTCGCGGGCTACCTCTAGGTCAAAGTGTTTAATTAGATTTCGTTGTAGGTCGAATGAAATCTGTGAAAGTGAATAGTTCGGGCTCATGATTAGCACGTTTGTGCCCGGCACGAGTGCTACAAGCTGCCCGATTATGTTTGCTATATAAGTCTTACCTTGTCGTCTAGACAGTGCTGCTACAACAAATCTGTATCTAGGATTATTAAGTGCATTGATTAGCGCAACTTGAGATGCAATAGGGGTTATCCCTAAAAGTTCCATATATTGTTGGATTGGGAGTTTTATAAACCTCTCATCTTTTGGGTACTCAACTAATTCTGTTGATACCACATCATCTCTGCTTATTTCTAGCATTAATATTTCCTTATAAATTAGGTTAAAAAGCCCTACTAATGTAAGGCTTTTGGGTGTATTTAGTCTTTAGTAAAGATGTGGTACACTACTGCAAGCGACGCTAATCCTACTAATCCAGCGTTGCCCAGGTTAGTGATGATACCAGTAATAGTTCCGATAACATCTCCACCAATGAACGGTACAGTTCCGCCAAAGATTACTTGTAAAACGATTGCTAGAGCAATTAATGCTACTCCGGCTTCAGTTGCGGATTTGATCCATCCCATAATTTTATCTACCATATATTTCTCCTATATTTAAGATTTGTCGATATTGACAAGTATAGAATTATACCAGGTTTTCATAATTTGTCAATATCAAATTTCTTAGGTGGTAGAGATAGACTTATAAAGCCTATCTTTTCATAGCTGCAGATCCAAAATAGAAACCAATAATATTCATTATAGCTACAGGTAACCATTCTGGAGTTACAAAACCTGTTAAAGCAATGTATTCCGTAAAGGTATGTGTAGTGTCAATAAATAAAAACTTGAATCCTTCTGTCACCTCGATTGGGACGTTTGTTTGCATCCCCATAATTGGTGCCATGAATACAATTCCGATTCCTGCTAAAAGGCTAAACACTACGATGAATCGTCTAATCCACGCAGCATTTGGGTTCTGCATTTGTCTAGCGTTATTCACACCCTGCTCAATCTGAGTATTCTTCTGTAACAACATTTTGTGCTGCTCAGCTTTATCCGCCTGAGCCTGCCCCCACATCTTCATCATACCGCCCATAGCGGTAGAGCCTAACATACTTATTGCTTCGATTGGTAATCCAAACATATTTTCTCCTATTTTTTGCAGTTACATTTTTTAGGCGTGTCTAACAGCTTGTCAGCTACCTTGTATACTACAGCTTTTAATCCAAAGATAACCAGTACTAGTATACCTACGATCGTAGTATACCATTCTGGTGCCTTTCCTAAATTTTCCCACGCTTGTGTTAGAGTCACTTCACTAAATATAGGTGCTAAGAAGTTCATAACGATTGGGAAGGAGAATACAAGTACTATTGCCTCATCTTTCCAGCTGTTATCCATACTCTCTTCCGCAAGTTGGTGGTCTAACTTTTTTGTCTCTGTATCCATGGTTCTCCTTTACATATCTGATAATGGGTTATTCAATGCCTTTTGTAGTTTATTAGTAAAGGAGTCTTCAATCTCCTTTACATCCTTTCTAAAAGCTCGGAGCTCGTCATTCATATCTTTATTAACGTCTTTAACAAACCTGTATGCGTCATCCGCGGTGGCTTCTGCTCTCTTGATATCCTCTTTTAGTCCCTTAGTGTCCTTCTCAGCTTCATTAATTCTTGCATTAACTTTATCTAACTCACTAAATATTGCACCGGGGTCAATTTCTGATATGGCCTCTACTTTTTGGTACGTAACAAACCCGCCATACAGCATACCCAGTAAAGAGCCTACTGCAGTAATAGCAGCAATAGCAGTTGTGGGGGTTGCTTTTAACCCGAAAACTTTAAACTCTTTGTTTCTTAAGTTCTCTATGTTATCAAGCTGCTCCCCTAAGTTTTTATCTGTCATAATTAATTCTCAAAGTTGTTCTGTAGACTTTTAAGGTTTTCTAGTTCCTTCTCTAGAAGTCTAACTTCTAAACGCTTCTTCTGTAGCTCTAATTTATACAAAGTATTACAGTTAATCCGCTCCTTAGGCCCATCCAGTGGTATTATTAGCCTAGCGTAAAGCCCTATGTCTTTAGTGGTAGGATTATCTTTATCTTCTTCTCCAAACAAACCTACAGAATTATCTATAATCCCAGTTATTCCAAACTCAAAATTAGTGGCTGCGCCGATAGCATTTTTACAGTCCATATCCCCTGTCCTAAAACTATCTTGCCCATATGTAGAAGGAGAGCTAGGAAGTTGTAAGTTTATACCGCTATTCGCTAATATTGAGGAGCTTGTAATTAATAGTAGTAGTGCTTTTTTCATATTAATCTTTAAATTTAGAGCAAATACGAGAGGCTACTGCTGTTCTCCTTAGGTCCTCTTTTCTCAATTTAGACTTAGAGCAGATATATACTACTCTACTTTTATCTGTTGAATTAATAAAAACGTCAAAAACTACTTTACCTAAGTATTTTAATTTAATAACTGAGTAGGCCGATACAAATGGTACCGGTTCGAAGTCTTTATTGAACACTCCTATCTCATAGTACTCCACATCGTTACGTTTATTAAATAACTCCATTTTAGCTTTTAATATACCACTAAGGTGGGCGCGCTTCCATTTAGGATACGTGGGGGTCATTTCATGTGAGTAAGATAGCCCCGATACTAGTAGTAGTACTACAGCTAGTTTTTTCATTTACTGAGCAATACACTCCGCAAGTACAAGAGACGTATAAGATCCCCCTGCATACGCTTTAGATCCTCCCATTGTCGCAGCAGAAGTAGTCTTAAACCAGGTGGACCCAGTAGCAGTCATATCATACTTATCAGTATAATCGAATTCAACTTTATTAGTTTCATAATCCGCCATACCTGTAGAATCAGAGATTGCCTTAACTACTGTATCTCCTGTCCAAGTTACCGTATCTGGTAAAGAAGGGCTAGTTGAGAACGAGTTTGGGGCAGTAATCTGTGCGTAGTATGCGTCTGCTAATGTTACATCAAAACGAGTTACTGCTAATACGCCTCCATCCGACACCGCTGTTGTCAATGTATACGCATTGGGGTTTCCATACGTTCCTTCTGTGTCTGTACTAATAATGCATCTTGATTGTACACTTCCATTGATTGATGTATTTTCCGCTAATGCGAATGTGCTAATACTAGCTAAAATAATAATTAAGCTTTTAAACATATTATTCTCCTCTGTGCTTCGTAATATTATATTACTTATACTGCATCCCGATCATTTCTTCGTGCAATTTTTGAGTTGCCCAATTCATTCTTCGAGCCCCTCTATTATCTGGTAGATTTCCACCATCTAATTGTACCGTTTCTGTGTATACGCCGCCTTGTATTGTTTTACTGAGGTATGTGGATACGTTTACGGCGGCATTCATTTGTTGAAGCATTTGAGTCTGTGCTAGCCCTTGTGCGAACATAGCTGAGTTATCCCCAATACTCATCGCTCTTTCTAGGCGCTTCTTCCTGTCTTCCTTTTCCTTTTCTTCTTCAGTTTCAGAATCCTCATCTTCAGGCTCTTCATCATCGTATCTATCGGTGTCCATTTCTTCCATTTCGGAATCTTCAGTTGCATCGTACAGTGTAGAAATATCTACTAGTTCAGGTACTGGAGCTACAAACCCAGGACAGCTAGGGTCCGACTGCGAGTTATAACACGGGTCTACTTTATAACTGTATATAATATTAGCATCTTCTACAGTACCAACTCCAGTCGTACTTAAGAACCCGTCTCCAAATTGTGAGCGGTGAGTGTACGGTAGAGGTATGTTCTTAATAATAGAAACACCTCCGGGGCTGCCGTCCCAGTTGTCTACTTCATTCCAGACATACCCAGACTTGTCTGCGTTCCAGTTTCCTAGACTTACTTCAAAATCGTCTGCGGTAGCTTTCTGAGGTGTATAAGTATAGTACACTCCATTAATTTGTAGACCAGAAGGGTCTGGCAGTACGCTACCCATATCCCAAGGGTTACCATAAAGGTACGCATTATTTGTATACCCGTAGTACTGGCTTATATTAGAGAAGGAGTAAGAGCCCCAAAGTACTAAGACTACCATTAAAAAGCTTTTCTTTAAGGTTAAGGTCTTCACTATTGTCTTCTCCTCTATCATATGGTTTTTCTTCGTGTGAATCCCATGCAATCTTTGCGTCCTTACCAATTAGTCCGTCATATGGGCAAGGTGTTCCAGCATTCATCATAGCATCAAATACTGCTCTATCTTGGCACATAATAGATACTGCTGCAACTTTCATTCCCATATCATATAATATCTTAGACTTCTTCAGTCTAAGGCAGTTTTCTTCTGTGAATGTGGTACCGGCTGAAATACCTAGGATTTGTGTTTGTACAGCTCCTGCTACTCCAACTGTACAAAGATCTGAATTTGACCCTCCGCTAAATTGCGGGGAAACCGCACTTGGCGGCGGTTGTGTGATTGTTGTGTGCATATTGCCATTAGTTGTAACCGTTGAATCATTTGTAGATATAGTCTCAATAGCCTCAGCACGAGCCGTATCATAGCATATTAATAGTATGATGAATAATACCCACCCTAAGGCTACTTTCTCTGTTGAATTCATTTAATCTACCTCAATTCCCATATCTTCATAATCTTGCTTAAGCCACTCCAACTCTAGCTCTCTGTCTGCGGCATACAAGTCTTCCGTATCACCTCCAGTAGCAACTAATACGTTTGTATGGTCTGCTAAAGTGCAGTGATACACTTCATGGCCCATTATGGCCATCGCCTCCCTATCATCCCAAATACCTGCTGGAATAATATGTACGTAACATACATCTTCGTCTGCTCTAACGTTTGTGAAACCCCTGACACCTGCGCTGTCTGGCATAGGGTCCTTAGTAGCTAGTTCGAAGGCCTTGTTAAGTTCTTCTCGGTTTGTATAAGTAACTATCTTAATAATAAAGTCAGTTCTTACTACCTCTACCTTATCCTCTGGTCCATACTTAGCTAAGTCGAAGTCATCTAAGGCCATAGCTTTACCCATAAATAGGGCGAACCCTATGATTGCTAAAGGGGTTCCTACCATCCAGGCTAGTATATACGCTAAGCATCTGCACTTTCGCCAAGTCCAAGATTGAAAACATTTCTTTTCTGCGATGCAGTGCGTTACCTTTCTTAACATTTGACTTTAGTATCCTTCCTTATGAATAAGGTACTTGGCTTGAATATAAGCCTTGACTATTCCGCTGCGAACTATGTCCTCAGCTTGGAAGTGATTGATGGCGAACCATCTTGGCATAGAGTCTAAAACATCTACGAATTTGCATATATCTTTATCTGATCTCTTAGTGAAGTCTGTCTGCATAAAGTCACCACAAAATAGGGCAATTGAGTTTTGCCCTAAACGGGTAAGTACAGAGTCTGCTTCGTGAGACGTACAATTCTGAAATTCATCCATTACTACAATACAGTTATCTAGAGTTATTCCTCTGACGTATGATGTAATCATGAAACGGATTACCCCGTGTTTTACAAGTATCTCGTACGCGTCATCTCTGCCAAACAGTTCAGAGCATACTTTCTTATAGGGTAATTCATATACCTGGGACTTTTCTTCTAAGTTTCCAGGTAAGAAGCCAATATCCCTAGTAGGTACTGCGCTTCGTACAATAACAAGTTGCTGTACGTCTCTCCCGCCATAAATTATATCATAAAAGGCTTTATAGAGGCTGAGGAACGTTTTACCAGTGCCAGGAAACCCCATAAGCAGTTGGGACTTTCCTGTATCGTAGTTTTCGAAAAAAGACTGCTGTGCATCAGTCATTGGTTCAATTTCTTTTAAATTCAAGTTTAACTTAGTAATGGCACTACCTGCCGTTAGCTTCTTCTTTCTTGACATTAATTCCTTTTGTACTAAAGGTGGTTATAACTGCGGAGATTAAAATAAGGAGAAAGAGGGCATAAACCCCTCCCATCCCTTTTTTGCAGGGACTTCTTCCACTACCTCCTTCAGTTCTGGCTCCACTATTGGAACAGCTCCTGACTTTTGTATAGCTACCGTAGGTACGGATAACACTTGCGTAGTTTTACATCCTGATAACGTTAAAGCTAAAATTATTAGTAATGCTTTCATTTGGTCTCCAGTATGTATATTTCGTTTAGTAAGTGTTTTAGGAAAGCCTGACGTACTTCGTCAATCTTCCCCTCTTCGTACATCTTCGCCCACTTATACCCATTAGTATTAATTAGCTCGCCTAGTACTTCAGTATGGTTCCCCATAGCCTTGTTGTAAGCATTCATAAACTTTCTCTCGTCTCCGCTGCTATAGGCAGAGGATAAATCTTTAAAGGTTTCTTCGTCCCCTCCCTTATCGGGATGAGCTTTAAAAGTAGCCTCTTTGTACATTTTCTTTAGATCTGGTTTTTTAACTGACTCCGATCTGGGCCCACATAACTCGTTGTATATCTTCATATAGTCTGGGACTAGTGCCTCGATCTTTGGTATATTGTTTTCTATTAGAGACTCTACTCTTTTGAGTTCTTCGTCTGCTAAGGTGTATATTATTAAATCCATAATAGAAAACCCTCTCTCGTTAGAGAAAGGGGTTAAAAACATCAAACTCCCCGAAAGCTTAATATTAGGTACTTGAGATAACTTTCAGTTATTTTATATGCCGAATCAACGGCCAGTTTGTTTTAGTATTAGTCGTCTCAAATTAGTGTAA